AGTTGACTATCATATACCCTGAAAATCAACATTCTTTGTAAGCGACTTTGGATAATACTCTAATTAGGATAATAGTGCACGGCCAGTCCAAAGACCTCCGAGTCACTCATTGCAACAGCAGTTCCTCGTTTACGAGCCTCTCCTAAAATGTAACGGCAGCATTCATCAATACTCTTATTTGGATTGGCAAACTTTGGTGCAAACAGGGTATCTTCTTCTGCTCGTTGTTTCAAATAATCAGCAATTATGTCATTAAAACTTTTAACTTGTCCCATCTTGATTCCTTTTTTATTGCCTTCTCTGTGTAATGTTGATTTTTAAAGGCACGCTCCAAAAGGAGCGCACCAAAAGATTAAAGTTTAAAAGTGAATGCTGCCACCGCCCGAACCCTGTTACTAGGGTACTTGTTGACGCCGTTCGTGTTGCCATTGGAGAAGTACACGAACCATGCGCCGGTCTGGCTGCTCTCGGTACTGGACCAATACCATGTGGAGCCTAACGGTTCTGCGCCTATGTATTCAAGCGCATCGTTTATGCTGTCTTTGTAATGCGCCATTAGGTTGAGTTGTCCCAATGAAGGGATGTATTCGCCATCTTCCAGCAGATTTTTCAACTTTGGATTTCTGGCTACAAGGCGTTCCGTATTTTTCTGTCCGTCAAAATCAAACAGCGCATCACATTCACGTTCGTAATATGTTTCATGCCCAGATTCTTCGAGGCTATCATCATCAAGCAACTGTACACTATCATGCTCCGCCAGTGTAATAGCAAACGATACGTCTTTGTGTTTTAATCCGATGTATTTCACATTCTCTTTGCTATTCTCTCTGGTAAACGGCTCTGCATGTCCGTCTTCGTAGATTAGATACAGTCCGCTGGCGTGCTCTACTTTGTCCTTTTCAGATGATACGCGGTCGTTACATACGGGTTGGCCACTCTTGGTGATCGCCGGCATGATTACCGACAGGTTTAAATTTTTGATGTTAACATTCATTGTTTTTAAATTTTAGGTAGTTATAGATGTATTAATGTTTCGTGTCTTGATTGATTTCCTTTTCCAGTCTGTCGATCAGTCTTTGATGTTTGGCAGCCACATAGTTACAGTGTATTGCCAAGTTCCTGTCGCGTTCCTTTTCGAGACGCTTTATTTCTTCTAATTTCCAGTCTTTTTGCATGATCATATATTTTTTATTCCGATGTTAATAACTCAACCTCTGTACAACGAACCCACAGACGGCGGTCTAAACAAACCTCATTGGTACTTCGGTTTATGTCGACAACTTTTCTTGTTTTCTGTTTGTATTTGACAGATGAACCTATTTTACATTGAGTTTTGAAAACATTGATTTTCATTTCTTGATTGCTTTTTTGAGTTCTGAAATAATATATTTGCCGGGAGAGTGCAACCGAGCTCCTCCTCGTTCAGCAGCTTGGATTATGGTCCAAATGGGATGCCCTATTTCTCCATTGTTCGACAATTGGCAAATGATGTTGAACTCGTCTGGAGGGATAAATAATCTGTTCAGCCTGTTGGTCAATCCTTCGAAGTTTCTTTCTATCCCATCTGTATTGGAATCTTTAGAAAAAAGATTATTTCCGCATCCTCCATTTCCCCCTGTGGGGGATAGAGGGGGAGGATACTTTTCTTTACTTTCTTTTTCTTTACTTTCCTTTTCTTTTCTTTTATTGCTATCATTTCCCGTAGCATTTGCTATAGCTTTGCTATCATTTTCGATAGCATTTGCTATATTTTTGCTATTTCCCCACCTTTTTTCAAGACCTTTCTTTCCAGCTTCAGCTTTTTTTCTACTTTGTTCGTCTTTAATCTCCATTCTTTGTTTGAAACTTTCGGAGTAGAAGTACTTACCGTCATCGGTAAAGACAAATAACCCAAAATCTTCAACGACTGATTTTATCAGGGAAGCGTCTTCACGAAGGTCAAAGGCTATCATGTTATAATCTTTGACACTCGTGTATTCCGGTTCTTCCCTTAATCTTTCAAGGATCATAAAGTAAACACCGTAACCGGCAGCTTTATGCCGCATTCTAAGCCGTATAAGTTTGTCAGAGTTTCTTGCATTGCTGTCATGGGGAAAGTAGCTTGTCAACTCTTTCCTTGTTGCCATATCATAAATTCTTCTCCACTTTATCAATATCCTGTCTTATTGAGTCTAAGCGATTCCTTCTCGTAACTAAGCAGGCTTCGAAGTGAATCCAGTTGATGCGTGCAAGAAGCATTGAGTCGGTCCAATCGGTCGACCAGATAGCATTCGTCTTCCGCGATGCTATCCAGTAAGGCATTCTGCACTTTGGCCGACAGGCAATTTTCTTTCGCTATCCGGATGATCATGTTCTGTATCTCGTCAGACTTTTTCTTCCGGAGTATTTTTTTTGCCTCTGCGAGCATTTCGCCGGTACGCATCATGTAGACCATGATGACGGATATGCGCTCTTGTATTTCCGCCGGATTGTTCGAGCAGGTGGTGTTTAGATAATCGCTTATTTCTTTTATCTCTTTCTCCATCGTCATACGTTGTTTAAGTACTCATTCACAACTTTCATAAATTCGCCGATCGAACGGACAACGACATATTTGGCGCCGATCCGACCAAACTCAGCTTCGTATTCCTTCTGGTGTACGGATTGCCTGTTTTTGCCGGCCTTCAACTCGATCCCCATAAACGGGTGTTCTTTATTTGGATATAGCAAAATGAGGTCCGGGACCCCGGCTCTGACACCCATTTGTTTAAACTTCGCCGCCTCGACTGCATTGCGATAGCCTCCGTTAGGAACGTGTATCAGCAAATGTCTGAGATTCGCATATTGCAAATCGAACCATCTGACTATTGACTTTTGTAATTGATCTTCTATATGTCTCATTCGTAATTCTTATTATTAGATTAGAGGCAGCGGCCGGAGTCGAACCGACATCCAAGTGCAACCATTTCAGGATGTGACATTCATTCCCACATTGCGCAACACGCTGACTGTTTGCAAGCCGCATCTTTACAGAATTGGCTTGCATAAATAATCATCACTCTGCTTCAGCGATAATAGACAACTGGCTACAAGCGGCTCCGTTCTCAATCTCAGACTTGGTCGCGATTGCTACAGCGTAGTCATAACCCATTCTTTCAAGTTGTTCTTTAATCTTTTCCATAACTCTGTAAATTAAAATGTTTATAGTAAATTTACTCCCTCAATAATTCCGTTACCGAGATTGTTTTTTTCTGATATATTGTTTGGGTTGATTGGGGATAATTTCACAAAGAAGTGTTCTTTATCAAAATACTTCTCCAGCTTGTCAGCATCAAAATCAGACTCATCAACCAATGTCAGGTTAATGGTCGTTTTCAGATTGCTCTTAGTCCGAATCTGTCCAAGCTCCTCAATACTCATTTTCTTAGGATAAGGAATAAGCCAGTTACGCTTTTCTTCATCAAAACTATGAAGGCTTATCTGCAATGTTATATTACCTTCAACAAACGAGAAATCGCTACCCTTGACTCCAATCGTTGAAACATAATGGTGGGTGTTCGGATATATTTCAGAAATACGCTCGATAGCTTCCTTTACGGCTTCAATGTTCAAGAATGGTTCTCCCATACGGGTGTAGTTTATCTTGAACTCATTGGCATCGCAAGGGTCGAATCCAGCCTGCTCAATGGCAAATTCCACCTGACCGACAATCTCATCAGCCGTAAGGTTGCGATAGCGTTTCATATTACCTGTAGCGCAAAACTTGCATCTTACAGGACATCCGCTCATTGTCGAAACTCCAATCATCCACCGTTCAGAACGATTTCCAAGATTATCATTGTCCAAGAAGTTCTGTTTTCTTCCGATAGCATCTTTTGTGTAGTACGGCAGAAAAGTGTCTGTCATTTCTATAAGCATGCCGTCTGCAAGACGTAAACAATACACTGTTCCATTCTTAAAACTCTTACTTTTTACTATATCCATGATTATTCAAAATTGAAATTGTCTTCATCATCCGGTTCATAGTCCGGTATGTCGTATCCAAAATCCATCGAACTGTTTCCTTTCTCATCCTTCATCCATCGGTGTTACAACCGTGTCACGTCCGGTCTTGTCTACGATGATCTTCTTTCCCGATACGGTGATTTCCGTCTTACATCCTTCAGGTAGGGACTGGAAGAATTTGCGGACGGATGGATTGTTGGCGTCGGCTGTTTTATCCGTATCTTTGTCATCTTCGGCATCATACGGGAATATATCCATGAGTGCGGTTTCGGTGACAGAAGCGATTTTGTAATCGGCCAAAGTACCCTTCATTCCTTTTTCCAGCACTTCGATAGCTTCTTTCAAATTGGAGGCTTGTGTCAGCATCTGTGTAGCTGTTTTCTTTTCAGCTCCGCTTTTCTCGTCGATCGTAATGAAGTAGACTTTGATCTTATAGAAGCGGTCGCCATTTTCATTGAAGAATATCTCGGACAACTTTGCCCGCTTGATGTCTTTTATCACAAACTCACCGCTGATAAAAGGGGTTAACTCTTCAATGATACGTGCATCTGCTTCTGTAAACGACGAGGCATCGACCAAA